CGGGACCGGGTGTACAGCACGCATGGGACCGTGGAGTACACGGCGGACGCCGACACGACCCGTCGGGAACAATTTCAAGCATTTTGATTATATTTGCGTATGGCAGATGAAGTTATTATCGCCGAGGTGCGACTGGACATGATCCCTGACGAAGCCATCAAAGAGTTTAGATGTCGGGGTGGCATAGGCAGCTCCATCAACATCAAGATTCAGAAACTGAAAGAACCCGACAAATGGGGAAACGAGTACTTCATTGCAATAGACTGGGGGAAAGGAAATCACCGAGAGGCGGCTTTCATCGGCAAGGGGCGTAGGGCGCCGTGGCTGAAAGACAATCAGGTGGCTCAGCAACAAACATCCAAGAATCGTTGGGCGCGCCATGACGATGCAGACGAAGAACCATTTTAAAAACATAGATTATGGAATTTGAGATTTTGGACCGATTGCTGGCGACGATTGCCGTCACTACCCAGAATGTCCGCGGGCGTCATTGGACGCTGTACGGAGAGCATTACAAGAGCTGGCACCCTTTTTTCGACGAAGTGTATAAAAAGCTCAACGAAGCAGCCGACAATGTCGCCGAGTTGATCGTTCAGATGGGCGGAGTTCCGGTGCACAGCATGTCGGGATTCATCGAAACCTCCGTGGTGGCCGACATGGTAACGCTGGGCGACTGGCGGCGTTATGTACGCGAGACCCGCGACGAGCTGGCCGAGATCATCGAGATCATCAACAAGAACGACAAGGAGGGGGTTTGGGATGGCGCCGCATCGAACGACCTGACCCAGATTGCCAGCACCCTGCGGCATTACTACATGTTTGCCGCCCAAACCTTGAAGGAGTAGATGGACGCATACCTGCAAATACTGCGTCAGACGACCGGGTTGGAGTGGATTTCGGAGTATCGGTTCCACCCACCCCGTCGCTGGCGGTTCGACTACGCATGTCTGGAGTTGATGATAGCAGTAGAATTAAATGGGGGTAACTTCGTAGGGGGGCGCCACTCGAACCCTGTAGCGTTGGGGAAGGAGTACGAAAAGATGTCGCAGGCCGCGGCCGACGGATGGGCTGTTCTGATATGCACCCCCATGTCAAGGGGACTTGAGGTCATGCGATTCGGCGGCGACGCATTCACGAGAATACTGGCAGAAGCCATAACAAATCGAAAACAACTATACCATGGGAAATGAATTGGAATTTGCAGTGGCCATCTTGGCCATCATGTTGACGCTGGAGACATTTGCGCTGCTCTGCGTATTGGTAGGAAGAATACGCCTGCCCGTGGACCTCGATAAAGAGGTTCAGAAAGCCGTGGAGAAGGCATTAATGGAGGTAGTCAAAGATTCGACCGCTGAGAATTTTCCAGCCAAAAAGCTATGAATGCTCTTAAAATTGCCCTGTCCCTTCTGATCGGGCTGGCAGTAGGTGTAGTGGGGGGCCGGTGGTTATGGCCGGCGGACCCTATCATCGACCGGCAGGTGGTGACAGTGTACTACGAAAAGCCTCAATCCGGGCCGAGCACCTACCACTCGGTAACGGTGCGGGTCCCCAATCTGGTGTTTGCTCCGGTCGATACGGTGACAGTGACGGAAACCAAGATCGTAAAAGTGGGTCCGGATAGCACTGAATTACAGGTAGCTGTAGAGACGCGACCCTACTCCGGCCCGGATTGGTCGGCGCAGGTGAGCGGCCCGGCCATCGGAGACCTACACCCGAAATTGGATTGGATGAAGGTAAATCAACAGACGCAGGTCGTGCAAGGCCCGCTTCGAAAGACCCGGTGGGGGATAGGAGTGCAGGCAGGGTACGGCGCGGTACTCAAGCAGGATGTGAAGCTTTACCCCTATATTGGAGTAGGCGTATCTTACAATATAATCAGGTGGTAATGAAACAGCAGGAGGAAGAATACAACTATAGCTGGAAAGTCATAGAAGCGGAGTTTCACCGTAGAGCCGACGAGCTGTTTGATTTTCAGTTTAGGCGAAGGTTGGAATTTGGAACCGACGTGGCGGATGAATACAAATACACCTCCACCAATAAGAACCATAAAAAAAAAGAAACGATGAAAAAGTGGACTTTGATTGCCCTGATCGGGGCCGCGATAGTGCTGATCGCATTGTCGCTTATCAGTAAGACGATGGGTTACGTTATCGTAGCCGCAATGGCCGCAGTATTTGTGGCGTATGGTCTCTTGTGGGCATACACCAAGTACTGGCCGAGATCATCGAAATAACAAAGAGAAAGAGGGTCATTTGACCCTCTTTCTCTTAGGACGAAACTCCTACTTTTCCATAGGAGCTGAGGACGTATGATCCATCTACGTATATTCCTTCGATCATATACACCTCACCTGCGGGAATGGGCAGGATCAGCCCAGATGATCCGTTGGGCTGTTTTATGGTTGCTTGTACGCTGGATGTATGAGCATTTGAAATGCGCATTTTAACCATAGCCCCAACCGCAATTCCAGTCGAATCGGTCAGATTAATGGTGAGGGCGGTGGCCGAGGCTCGCCGGCATACCAAATAATCCCACGGGTACACCGTAATAGCCGCTACATCGGTAGTGACGGTAGTGGCGTTGAATACTCCGGGAAATGATCCAGTGGGAAGTTTTTCGGGAGTCACGGCGCCGGGCGCCAAAATAGCGCTGGTCACGGCGCCGGGCGCCATCTTGGGGGTAGTTATGGCGGCATCGGCTACTGCCTGCGTCTGCACGATGTTTGCGGGCAGGTTGTTGTCGATGTAGTCCCAGCGCCACAAGGTGCTGATGGATTTTACGTAGGCGATCCATGCCGTGGTTTCCATCGCTCCCGTAACCGCGCCGTCCACGATCTCCCACAGACCAGTTGCGGCCTCGTAGTCGGTCGATGTTCCCGTTTGCTTGGCCGTAGTGACCATGAGAGAATAGACGATGTTCTGGTAGTACGATTGCCCCGTGGACGAGGTTCTGGGTTCTGCCGTGTCGTTCTGGGCTTTGGCATACAGATAGCTGCCCTTTGGGATAGAAAGGGTATCTCCGTTCGGGGTTGGGAAAAACTTGCCGTACATCAGCACGCCGCCGCCCTTGTTGATTCGCAGGGAGGTGTTTTGAGGACCTATCACTCCCTTCAAAATGCAGTAGGGGATCGGGCACGGCCACGCGCCCATCATGCCGAAGATGGTGTCGGCCATCGCGGCGAGGTCCGATACGAACACCCGGTTGCCGTTCGAGGTGGCTATGAATTTCTTGATTGTTGCCATGTTGGTTAACCGTTAAATTCGGTGATTTTTTTCTTGTCGTCTACGCGGTAGAGATCGACATGCACCCAAGAGGTGTCTTTCTCCAGCCGGATAGGATAGGGAAGTTTGGATGCGTTTTTTTTGAGGATTTCCCGCACGTTGTGAGAGGGGATGGTAGTGGAGAAGTCGAACCCCTGCGCGAGCATATGAGCCGAGACATACAGCAAGCCGGAGCGGGTTTTCGACGCCACCAGATCGCAGATGTTGCATCGCAGGCCCCGCTGGCTGTACTGACCGCCGCCCACCCAGTTGTTGATGGTCATGGGAAGGCCGAGGATGTTGCGGATGGCCACGAGCGTTTCGAGAAATTCATTGGAGAAATACCGCCATGCCTTCTCGCCGTCGCGCTGGTAGACATGAGGACATACCAGCTCTGTTATCTTGAAGTTTTTCTGAACTTCGGCAAGCAATTCTGATCTTTTCATATCGTTACTTTTTGATTAAGTCCTCCATGTCTTTGGCCACGTCCTCGTCCCAGCGCTTCGCCTTGTTGATGGTGAACTGCCGGAGCCACAAGAACAGTTTCGAACCAGAGAGATAGGCCGCGTTTTCGCAAAAGGACCACAGCTCCGTAAAACATACCATCGCGCAGAGAATATTGGGAAGCCGGTCGGCGCCGAAGTCCCCGCCCAGCACGTCATTCCCGATGACATACAATCCGGCGACCGCCATTGTGCAGAAGCCAAATTTGTAGATCGTGCGCCACGCCGCGTCGGAGTAGAAGCACCAGCGCTTCCCAGCGGCGGTCACCCGTTTGTAGGATGCCAGACAGCCGATGACGAAGTCCGTCATGATGAAACATACCATCACAAGGACCAGCGGCCCGATGGGAGCGAAGTAGCCGACGAATCCCAACCACCAGTTGTTACCGAGGGTTTTCACGTAAGGCAGAATCGTGTCTTTGAGGATAGAGGCGAGAGACATGGGAGTTTAATTTACAACTATTGAATATTGGATTCCATAGGCCACAAGAGCGTTCAGGTCTGCGATAAAGTCCGGGTAGACGTCCGCGTTTTTAAGCCCGGCGGGGATGGTCACGACCGGAGCATTCGCTGTGCTACCGTATTGGTAGAACTCCACGCCCTTCGACATGTCGGCCGAATAGGGGAACATCAGGGTGCCCCGCGACATATCGGAGCTGTACGGGAACATGAAGGTGTCGAAAACGGGCGACGTGGTGACGGTTATCTGCCCGAAGTCCCCGTAGTAGGCATTCAGGTAGGCTTGGATGGAAATACAGCTGCCGTCGTTGGCCGCCAGTGCATAGTATTTCTTGCACCACGCCTCGTATGATTCGATCTTCGGGAACAGCGGCGCCAGACAGCAAAACAGGAACTTGTAGAACATGTTCAGCGTCGGACTGGAGTCGTGGTTGAGCGCATACTGCGGACGCAGGATGTTGAACAAAAGCCACGGTATGGATAGATGTCGAAGCATTACCGGATGGGATTAAATACTACGATGTCAGTCAGGTTTTGCAGTGCCGCGCTGAAATTGAAGTAGCCGGATGCCGGCGTCAGAATGCCGTTGGTAGGCTCGGCGCCGTCGCAGGTGATGCCCACGAAGTATGCGTCGCGCACGCCCGGAACGCCGGCGAGGGCGGTTTCGATGTCGTTCACAAACACCGGGGAGTCGCCGAGCAGGGTTCCTTGCGTGGTGATAAGGATTTCCTTCACGCTGTTCTTGATCTGGGACAGCGAGTAGGTGTCCAGATAGCGGATGAAGAGCTGGGTGGTGGTTATGATGCTGGGAGTCGGCGACGAGATCATCATGCTGATGCCGAATGCCGATTTGGCCGTCATGTAGTTTGAAAACTCCGCCAGCTGCTCGGCCGTGAGGGCCACGTTGTTGCCGTTCGCATCCTGCGTGCAGACGTGCATGTTGATGACGTTTTTCTGCGCATCCACGCGAATGGCCACCTGCTTGATGATCTGCTTGGCCGGATCGACCGTTTCGTAGCCGTAGGCGTATTTGGACGGATCGACGACTACCAAGTTGTCGCCGGTTTGGAACGCCAGCGCCGTGTCGATGTAGTACTGCTTCCCCATGACTCGCAACGTTCGGGCGGCCGTCTCGATCACAACCTCCGAATTGGACTGATTCAGGAGAACAGTATTGATGGTCTCGGCGAATACCGCGGCCAGCCGGCGCCAGATGGCTGAATTGCTGGTGCTCGTGAGCGACGAGATGGTTTTGCCGATGTTGGCTACTATTTGTTCATAAGTGGTCATAAAGATTTCTTAAATTAAGGTACATACGTGAAGTCCAGAATAGGCATGATGGAGCCGCGCATGGTGTTGAACTTGATCGCCGGCGCCGTCAGGACGTAGCCTTCGATTGCTACCGAAAGCGCGAGGGTGCATCCTTCTTCGGCGAGGGCCGAGAGAACTATGCCGTGATCGGTCTCCAGCTTTTGTTGCATGTCAATCCACAGACTACTTCCGGAGGACAGGTAATACGACCAACCCAGCTCGGTGATTTGGAGGGTTATTTCAACCGCATCCGCAACGTTCTCGGAGCCTACGACCTCAAAGTCCCCCCGCGACGGGATATGGACATTGTAGGTGGGCTGAAAATAGGAGTTGATAATGCCCGGCGTAAGGTCGTTATTCGGCGCGAATACGGGATAGATTGACGGCAGGTTGTCGCCGTAGCCGGCATTGTAGTAGGTTTCGTATATGGCCCCTTCCGTCGGCGCCGCAACGTTATCTCCCAGCGCCATCGAACCGCCTATTATAGCATCGTTCTCGGAATAGAACACTACGTACAGTCCGGCCACGCTGGTGATGGAGGTAGGAAGCGGCAGGTTAACGACAAGCCGATCCGACGTGTCTTTTTCCACGACGTTGTAACCGAGAATCTCCCCGTTCAGGTACACTACACCCGCCATCGTGGTGGTATCGGCCACTATCTTGGCCATCATCGGCCAACAGCGCAACTTCACGTTGTTTTCCGTTTTCGGAGGTCCTCCCCACGTTTCCGGAATGTTGGCGTAGTCAGCGAAGGTGGGGGAATCCGAGAAGCAGTTGTTATATACCGTAGGGACGGCAAAACCCAGCTCGGCGGTGCGCTCCCACAAATGAATCTTTCGGCCATTCACCACAGTATACGGAGATTCATTGGTGGCGGCTGGAAGTCTGGAAAAAGCCCTTTCGAAATGATATAGGTTTTTGCAGTCGTCGAAAACGTTGACGGGAGGATTTAGTTTGTCGCATTCAGTAAAGACGCCTTGTAATACACCTAATCTTCCACACCCCTTAAAAACATTGGTGATGTCCGTTAATCGACCACAATGAAAAAATAAGTTAATAACTGATTTTAGGGAGGTGCAGTTTTCAAAAGTTGATACAGCCGAGGGGAAAGCCACCGCAGAAAATACTTGCGCAGCTTGGGTTAATTTCGGACAGTCCGCAAACATATAGTCTGCATTGGGAATATTATAAGAAAAACCAAAGGCTGACGTTACATCTTCCAAATTAGGGCACCCACGGAACATTTGGGGAGGTATAGTATTAAGCCGCCATGTATTAATAAACATGGAGTTGGCAGTTTTAATGTTCGGCTTACCAGCAAAAGAACCCACAACTTCCACCAGATAATAACAGCCCCAAAAGGCATTTCTCCACATGCCGGATGGGCACGCTGCGTCGGCATTGGTAATGTCCACTTTAATAAGGGACTGCTTAAATGCTTCTTGATCGAAAGATTGAGTACCCAAAAAGAATGCCCCAGTGCGTCCAAGAAACGTCACCACAATCTCCCCAGTGGTTCCGGCGGCGTAATTGTGACCAAACAGACCGTCGGTTTTGATGTACTCTATAGGCGTGCCGTCGCCCCAGTTCACATAGCCTTCGTTGTCCTTATCCGCATTCAGGGAAAGGTATTTGCCCGCGATCTTCGATCCGTCAAAGGTGTAGATGATGGAGCCGACATCGCCCAGCATAAACTCCAGCTGCTCCATCTGCTTGTTCAGGTTATCGAGAGGCAGGGATGCACTGTTGAACGGCCGGGCGTCGGCCACCGATACGGCTTCGCTGTTGTATACCACGTCCGGCACCTCGATGATGCGACCTGCCTCCAGCTGCGGGGTGTAGGTGTCGAAGCCGTTGGCGTTCATTATGTCGTTGATCGCACGCAGTGATCCGGTCGTGTTGTAGCACACGTCCATCAGCGTATCACCGGATTTTACTTTGTAAGTTGCCATACTCTAATCAGCTTGCATTACGATGGATGTTGCGAAGTATACGTCGTCGCTCCCGGCTTGGATATTCCAAAACGGCGAGTAGGTGAGATGATACCCGGTTTTGGCGGCCTGAACGTTGATGGTCACCTGCTTGAGCGACGCATTATCGCCGTTCCAGATGTATATATCATGATGGCCTTCCGCGGAATCATCCGGAATCTCCCCTACCGAGGTGGGTGACAACCAATCCGACTGCGTGCCGTCCGGCAACGTATAGTTGATCTTGATGTCAACATCCGACAAATACCCGAAATTGCCGCCGCCGACTTGCACGGCTATGCGCACCTCGATGTTGCGTTGTGTTTTATCCGGCTGCGGGGGCATGGGGATGATAAGATCGGGATCTGGTTCGGCGACGGGGTATTGTGCGTCTACGGAGACGCTGTATTCGCCGAAGTTCTCGCCCTCGGTGATGCGGATGTCGCAATAGTCGGCGCCGTCCTTTATAACCTGCCGCTTGGCCGTGGCGGCCAGCATGGAGACGTAATCGGGCCGCGCGTTCAGGGCGAAGGTCTCGAACCCTACGCCGAACTGAGGTTGCAGGATGTTGACGGGGTTTTTCAGCAACATGAGCGTGGCGTTCTGAATCGACGGATCGACCACAACGGCAAAATCCCCGTTGGAGATGCCGATGTCGTTGTTTTTCAGATCGAAAATAATGTCGCCCATTACTGTTGCACTTTGTCGTTTGTATAATCCTCCGCCTTGAAAGGCGATACGCTTCCCAAAGGGGGCGCCGTAGTACCTTCTCCGGCCGCCGCAGACCATGTATAGGCGTGTGTATGGCTGTTGAACGCCGACACGAAGGTGTTCATGGCATTGGTTATGGCGTCCGGGATCACCATGCCGCCGATTGCGCCGCCGTTCATGGTGACCGTATCGCCGGAAATGGTGAGGGAGCCGCCCCCGTCTTTCGACAAATATATGGATTCTTTGTCGATTTTGCAAAAATATCCGCCTACCGACGCTTCGATCTTGTCTACGCGCGTGAAGCTTACCACGAAAGCGTTCTCCGGCTGTTGGTAGGGCACGCCGAGGATCACCGCGGAGTTTACGGCGGGATAAAAAATAACGCTCGCATCCCCGCCGATGACATTGGACAGGCTTATGTCCGGGATTACCAGTCCAGCATCACCAATGCGAACGTTAATTGTTTTGGCCTCTTCATCCACTGAATCAACGTTGCCGTAGAGGATGGATGGCTGGTTCACGCCGTCAAGCAGACGGCGCAGGTCCTTGCCGAAGTCCTCCATGCTGCGTATGAATTGTCCTTGATTCATCAGTTTGCCAGATAAAGAAATGTCTTGTTTGTAACCGTCAGTATCTGCCGGTAGCCTTTGCCTTTTCCGCATGTCACCTTGCGGCCGATGACGTAATAGCCGCCGCTCAGGGACTTGAAGATGGTGTCATTGAAATTTACGTAGTCGTAGAGCTGCACAAGGGGGTACAGCAACGTGGTGATGGTGCCCTTGTTGCGCTGGGCGCGAAGGCCGGCCAGCACCGACAGCGCCGTGGTGTTCATCTGCTGGGCATTGCGGCCCGGCGTGAAGGGAAGGTCGTACACAAGGCCGTTTTCCGCCCCCTTCTCGATGGTTTTCATGGTTCCGTCCTCCAGATACCGGACGATGACGCGGAAATTCTGGAACATCATGTCCGAGGGAACGATGTCGCGGGCTATCACGTTTACCGACGTGTCCAGCTCCACGGTGGGGGATTCGGATTCCGAGATTCCGAGTCCGCAGTATACCAGCGCCTTGTCGCTCTCGATGCGGACATTGCCGTAGAGTTTATACATGCCGACGATCACCCGCTCCAGTACATCGTATGGCGACACTCCGGTGGCGGGTTTGAGCACAAAATCGCTCTGCATGGATTTGGGGTCCGGCAACAGAGACGGATAGGCATATGTCAGCTTGTTATCCTTGCGGTACTTCGCAAACGCCGCGTTGGCCGTGTCGCACATCTGTTGCAAAAGCGAGGATAGGGGAGTGGCTTTGGGCCACGACTGCGTAACCGTGCCGAATCGAAGCATAAATGCCGCATCCTCGCACTTTATTACCGTCGGGAACCCTCCGATAACATCCCGGATGAATCCGTCAAATTCAAGGCGCTTTTCGAACTTCTGGCCGATGACGGCGTTGTCGTGATACCATGCGTACACCTGAATGCGGGCGCCGGTCTTGATATTCCAGTCGTCCGGGTTGATGCGAATGTAAGTGGTCGTGTTTTTACCCACCCGCTGAACGGCGATGGTGCTTCCGCGCCCCACCTCCTTCGCGGCCTTCGCGGCTATGGTGTAGAAAGGCATCTCGATGGATGCGGTTCCTACGATGTTCTCGCGCGTTTCGTCGGATTCGAAGGATTGGAACTGGCCGATGCTCTTCCCCTCAACGAAAACCTCGTTTCCGCAGATCAGATAGTTTCCAGTTATGTTTCGGACGGCCATGTTATTTCACGGTTGTGGGCACGGACTGCGAATCCTGCGTGTTGGCGGAATTGGTGTAGAGAAGCGGATCGGCGATGTTCACCTCTTGCAATACCAAGTTGATGGAACCGAAGGTGTCGCCCTGCATAGGCGAGAAGCGGTAGGACTTGATGAACGCCCAGCCGATTCCTATTTCATCATTAAGCACCGTGTTCTCGATGGCAAAAACCTCGTCGTTCTCGTAGAGTTCATCCAGAAACCGCGTCAGCTTGTATACTGGCGTGGGGTCGCCGCCGCGCGCATTGCGGCGCCGGATGGTGGTGGCCGACATGTCCTCTACCTCCTGCGCTTCCCGGCGCTGGATGTTGAAAGACACCGACACCACCTTCGGGCCTTTGGCCACCCGCTGTACGATGTTGATTCCGTCCACCAGCTGGGATTCGTCGGTTATTTTCTGAGCCGATACCGAGAAGTTGAGCGAAAGCGGCGCATAGTAATCGCCGCACACGAATATCGCGTCGGCGATGGGATCATCCGTCAGGCCGGAAAGGGCGTCGCTGATTCGCTGGGCATCATCTTGATGCGTGGACGTGGAATACTCTTGGGTGGAAAGCGGCGCCGGAGACATTTCCGGGGTGTTGTCGCCGGTGCGTATCTTGCCGCCGGGGCTTTCGATCAGCACACGAACAATACCCGCCTGCGAGAGCACGATTTTTCGGGCGTTCAACACCGCATCTGCGGCGTCGAGCACCTGATCCTTCGCCCGCTGGTATATCTGCTCCGGGGAGCTGGCGGCCTGCTGGAGATGGGTGGCGGCTTGGGTGAAGGTGTCCTGCGTATTTTGATGGTCTCTGGTATTCATTACATTGCACCGGTTGCGTTGTTGAGTGCGACTTGCAAGCCGCGCATGATGTTGTCGTATAAGGCCCCCTGAAGCTGAGCGCCCAAGTCGGCGCCGTCGTTCACGTTGTCGATGCTGATAGGCATGCTGACGATCTCCCGATTGAAGTTGATAATCAGGGATCGGGCACCTTTGGTGATGTCGGAAAGCCCGTCTGAGGCCGAGAAGTTGGCGCCATTACCATTCAATCCGGCGGCGGGATTGAGTTGATTGAAGAGTTTACCGTAGTCTATGTCCCAATAGGTGCTGCCGTCCACCGTCTGCACGGGTTTGAGAACCATTCCGGGATTCTGTAGGAAATTTTTGGAGTTGGCTCGAAATTCTCGGATGGCAGCCGCTCTTTGGGATGCAGTCGGAGTGAATCCGGCTTTTGGGTAAGGAACGCCCCCTATCATCTCTGCGGAACCAGCGCGCTGAGCCGCCAGTGAAGAGATAATGTAGGAGCTGTCTCGTGTTACCAAATCCCGGAACGCCGAGCGCTGGCGGGCCGCATACAGACTGTCAGAATTTATCACGGGGTACTTGTTGCCCTGAGCATCATAGTAAAACCGATCCCCGAATGAAAATGCCTTTCTGACAGTGCCTCCAGCTCCCGGAACCCACTTTTCGTCTACATTAAACTTGTCGGCATGCCCAAAGGGGACCGATCGCCCAACCCAACCCAAGAAGGATATGATACCGCCGAATATTTTGGTGAGACCCGAAATAGCGCTTTCTACATCGGCCATCATTGTTCCTATCTTCTCCGGAGAGATAAAATCCGCCAACTTGGGAATGTATTGGTTGGCAACTATGGCCAGCTTGTCGTAGAAAATTCCCAACGACTGGGATATTTTGGGCCAAAACTCCGCATTATCCTGCACTATCTTGATGAATGCGTTCTCCTTATACAGTTGAGCCATACCTCGCGCCTTCATGAACGGATTCGATTCGATCATGCGGTCGAACTCGTTCAGGACGTTCAGCAACTCGGATTTGTCTTTCAGATAGGAGAAAACATCCCCTGATACGTTCTTTCGCGCCATCGACTGCTGGGCGATCTTTCCGATGATGGGGGCGGCCTGAATAAGCTCTCGAAGGTCTCGCGCAGAGGGAGTAGGCTGTCCCAACAACTGCTGGAGGTTGATGTTGACGCGCTCGAAGGGAACGCCGCCCACATGGGCTATTTTGCCTGCCTGCATGGCTATGCGGGTGGCCTCTTCCCGACTTAACGTTCGATTTCCTACGTTCAAGCCGGTAAACATGTTCATGGAGTTGAGCAGACCCGTGCGGCTAAATCCATATTCCGCCGCTAAGCGACCCGCTTCCTGAAAGGATTTTTCATAGGCAGCCCCCAACCCTTTACGGGCCATTTCGAACTGCATGACACTCGATCCGGCCTCGATCAGATTCTGGTTGTTGAGCAGATTGTTGCCGAACCTCAGCGCCGATCCACGCAGGAGGATATTCATACCCTTAACCGCAATAGCGGCACCCCCTATCAGAGTGAGGTAGGGAGCAATGGCGCCAAGAGGTTTTATAGCTCCAGCCGCTATCCTTCCAACAGATGCGAGGACTGATCCGAAGTTGGAAAGATTGCGAAGCGCACCCGGCAGACTGGCTAAATTACCCAAGAAGGCGCGCTTGAAAACATCCGACCGATGATACAACCGGTTAACGTTGCTCAGAAAACCTTCATTGGACATCCCCGGCGTCTGGGCAAAGCGACGGGATAATGCCCGATAGTAGGCTCGCTGAGCCGGTGGGATATTCGAGTAGCTTCCGCCACCTGAGCCGGCCATACTCCCGCCGCGCCCGGCGCCGGGTCCTCTTTCGAGGTCCCGGATGCGCCGCTCGGCTTTCGAGAGCTGAGAATCGTCTACGTTGATGTTGAGCTTTATTTGATAGGTCTGCCCGTCCATATCATTTCTTGGCTTTGAATGGCGCGTAGATGATGTTGTCGATCACCCACATGGCCATGTCGGAATATTTGTCGATGTCCGCGGCCGACAACCGGGTTTCGAGAGTGGTTATCGGTTCGTGAAACACATACGAAATAAAGGCTTTTTTCAGCAGGAAGGGGTCGTTCCTGCCGTACTCCTTTATTCGTTCGTGGAGGCTGGGTTCTCGGCGGTTCCGAGAAGCCCCATCACCACACCCCAGCGCGATAAAAAACGCTCGATGTCCTTTTGAACCGGATCGGAGCCGTAAAGGTCGATGCAGGCCATAGCGTCGTTCACGATGGCCTTGCGCTGTTTGTCGTCTACGATCATCATTTCGCAGAACTTGGTGGCGATAGGCGCCAGCTGCTCAAGATCGCCGGATGCGCCGTGCATCAGCAGCTGAGTGGCAAAATTGGTGTGCGCCGCGGAGGTTCGGGAGAGCATACCTACTTCTACATCTTCCTCAACCTCCTGCTCGATCACCTGAGCCTTAGGGGCTACGCTTCGCTTGAAATACCGCAAGCGGACGGTATAATTCTGAATAATTGTTTGTCCGGACATAATTTTGAGTAAAAATAGCAGGGGCGATTTTCACCGCCCCTGCCGGGTTAAAGCGGTAAAACTGAACGGGTAATACCTATTCCCTGAATGGCGAGGGAAGTGTTGATTTCCGGGCTGTTCCGGTCCACAGAGAAGTCGTCGGACGAAATAGCGCAGGAATCCAAAGAGTAGATGATCGTGCGGGGGACGATCAGGCCGGTCATTTCGAGGGTCCAGCCGATGGAGAAGTTACCCAAGTCGGTGAGAGACGAAATAAATCCGGTTGTTATCGACGCATTGATGGCGTCGAGGATGGTTTCATATTCACCGGTCTGGAGGGACATATTGCCCGTAAAGCGTTTGTTGATAACTTTCTTGGCAATAGGTTCCAGCCGGCCGATGGCGAAAATTTCCTGAACGTCCTGCGTCCGGGAGATGGAGAGCTGGACACCGGTTACGATGTCGAACATCTGGCCGCGATGGGTGATGTTCATTTTAGCTTCCGCGCTGGAGATGATATAGGGTTCGTACATAGTCGTTGATTTTTACGAAAGTGCTGATACGTACAGAACACCTACCTTCACCCAGTCTACGTTGGGCGACGGCAGAATTTCGATGGACACCAGAATCGTTCGCGTGGACACGAAATTGTTGTCCTGAGCGGCCACCGTCACGCGAATGCCGGAGCACTGGCGCTGACTGATGCGGGGCTGGCAGTAGAGATTGTAGAAGTTGTTCTCGATCTGCGTGGCGTAGGTCCTGCTCAGATCGCCTTTGGCGTCAACAGGGGCCTGCGTGTTCAGAATCTGCGAGAAGAACTCCTGCGCATCGTCGCACACGGCGTTCCCAAGCCGAACGAACTCCAGCCGCGACAACGCCTTCGTCGGGTCGTTGCAGGTGGCGCCGTCGTTGTAGAAGATGCCGGTGGGATAAGGCCGGTGAAAGAGATACTGACCTTTGCCCAGCGCGTCGATGATCGAGGGGTCTACCTCCGTCACGCTTACGACGCTTTCGGGGTCGTTGAAGAACGCCTTCTGCGCCACGGCCGCGCGTTCGTGCGAGCCGATGGATTCAGCGACCGAGATAGCCGACAGAATACCGATGGCTTCTCCCACATCCTTGATGGGGGTGTAGGCCGTGATGTTGCCTTGCTTGTCCACCGTAGTTTTGTAGAGCGTGGTGGTAGGCATGTACGCTACCGACGGCGCCGCATAGGTGGAGATGTCGGTGATGTTGGCGGCCGAACTTGTCTGCACCCCGTCAACGTTAGAAGCGTAAACGTTCACGAAGCGGATGCCCTCGGCGAACATCGCATTCTGGATGGTCTCGATGGCCTTCACAACGGTCTGAGTGGTCGTGGGGACCCACCCTGAGGCATCGTCGTTGGCCTGCGAGCACCAGCCGATAATGCGGGGGCGGTTGTCGTAGTTGGCCTCCAGCGTCAAGCGGATTTGGCGCTTGATGTTCGCCGCATTGGTCGTAACGAAATCACCCTTTTCGCCGCTCGTCAAGATCAGCCACAGATAGGTACCGCTTCCGGCTTTGGCGTAGAACTGCGTCACCATTCCCAACAGGTGGGGATCGTTGTTGAGCAGTTTGGCGTCAGGAGCGTCGGATGCGGCCCAAGCGGTGTAGGAATCCAGACTCGTGATAAGTGTGGGTTTCCCGCTCACCGATCCGGACGAGACTTTGATACCGTACACCAGCGCCGCATTGCCCACGGAGGGCTGGCGGCGGCTGAGTGTGGTATCTTTCAGCTCGATATTAATTCCAGTTTGAGCCATGTTAATGGTAATTTATGCTTATTGAGCGGATTCCTCTTCCTTCTGCGGAACGTCGTTGGCAGCGCTTTCCGGTTCCGGGTCCGGGCCCGGAGCCTTCTTGGCTTCTTCCTTCGGCGCCTTCTTGGCTTCTTCCTTCGGCGCCTTCTTGGCTTCTTCCTTCGGAGCCTTCTTGGCTTCTTCCTTCGGAGCCTTCTTGGCCGCAAGTGCGGCGGCGGCGGCGGCGAGATCGAGAACTTCGGGGGTTTCCTTCTGCGGGGCAGGTTCGGCGGCCTTGCTCTCTACAATAACCATCAGGCGGTTCAGCTCGTCTTCGTTGGTGGGACAGTTGTCCGGAGTGATGGTAGCGTACCTCACGATCCGGCGAAGCTTCATAAACTCCCGGCATCTGGTCACGGCCGACTGTTCGTCGCGGTAGGTGTTGGCGTCGCTGGTCACGTAGATCGTGCCATACGCCATAGCCGCGGCCATAAGGTTGATGAAATACTGCTCGGAATAAACGGGTTTCTTGGACATAATTTTGTGATTTTAAAGTTGTTGGTTATCCCCACTGCCGGGGGGGGCAGTGGGGAATTGAGTTTAGCCTTAGGCCTGCGTTCCGGGGGCGATCACGCCGATGCCAAGTCCGCCCTTACGTGCGGCGCCGGCACCCAGACGCATATCCATCGACATGCGCCAGCCGTAGTTCGACGGGTCGGTGACCATATGTACGTTGGTCCGTCCGATGGCGATGATGGCCTCCGAGGGAATGAACGCCAGCGCCGATCCGTACGCCGTAGCCGGGATGACAGGCGGCGTGTAGGCGGGAATGGCGCCCGTTTCGTCGGTGATCTTGCCGTCCAGATACAGTTCCGGGTCGATGATCTTGCTGGAGGCGCTGTCATACAGCGTCGTGATCGAACGAGGACGGAAGGCGAAGCCTGCGTACTCTCCGAACATCGGGCGCATGCTTCCGGCGTTCTTGGTCAGCAGGTTCGTGAGCGTGGCGTTCGACTGGAGCTGTTCGTGCATGACGGCCGGCATCACCATTTCGGCGGCGAAGGTCTCCATGACGTAGTTCTGGTTGACGAACGCCGTCTGCATGGCGAGGAAGTCCGCCGGGGCGATCTCTTTCAGCGTTCCGGTTGCCGTCGGGTTAGCCGGGAAGGCGTTCGTTGCCGAGTACGTTTTCTCGCCCGTGGTCAGGCGCGTAACGCTGGCGTCCTCCGACAGCTTCTGGATGATGTAGTTGTGGGCCTTCGACGACAGCCAGCGCAGGGCCTCCGAAGTGCCGAGTGCCACATCGTCGTACGCCAGCAGATCGGTGTTGGACTGCTGCCAAACGATGTTTTCGAGGGCGAAGAGGTGCATGATGATGCCCACGGGATCATCGTCATAGAGCGACGGCGACACGTTGACCGGGGCGCGCTTTCCGAAGTACACTTTCGGCTGGATGGCCGAGTTGATCCAGATGATACCGGCTTCGTTCCCCGCGTTCACGCGGGCGATGCGATCTGCCCACGAATCATCCGGGAAGAGCTCGCGGTAGATCATCGTGGCCCACTGGATCTTGGCCAAGTCGGGCACAGTTTCGATGAAGTTCATCGAGTTGATACCCGATGCGAACTGTTCGAGGCGGTTCAGGGCCTCGTCAGCCGTACCGGCGGGACGGCCGTCAATGTCGAAGTTCATGCCCCCGACAGCGGCGCGGAAGCCGCGGTCTTTGGCGGCGAAATAGGCGAACTCGCGCAGGAGGTTCATGCGCGAATCCTGAGCGGCTTCGTTAGGGTTCATTTTCCCTACTGCCGCCGAGAATCGCACGGCTTCGGAGAATCGGTCTTTGCCGGCGTTGTCACGAAGATACTCGTGGATGGTTTTTCTTTCCATAGCGGAACTGAATTGAACGTTGGTTTTACTTGATTTTTCAACCGTCTCCTCCACATTCAGGATGCGGGCGGCAGGTTTGGGTTGCTCGGTTGTCGATGATGCGAACTTCTCGCCGCGCTCTTCGCGGCCGTCGTCATCGTCATCATCCTCTTCTTTCTTTTCGGCGTCGCGCACCTCTTCGGCGGCCTTGCGGTCCTCTTTGGCCATGTCGCTGTCCGCTTTTGCGGCTTCGGCTCCCCGAATGCCGATCAGGCGCAGGAACTCGTTAAACGCTCTGAGGGCGCCTTCGCGCGATCCTTCGAATTTCTCGGTTTCGGAAACCGTACCGGCGTCAGCCGCTTCCGCAGGCTGGGCCGCGGCCGCGAACTGCTCCTGAGCCTGCTCCTGCGGGGCTTCCGAACCCTTCGCTTCGGCAGTTTTCTCCACCTCGGCGGTCTGGTTCTCTTCTTTCATCTTGTTGAGATATTTGGTTAATGATTCGGTATAGCCGGAGGTCAGGGATTCCAGCTCTTCGGCCTCCACGGCGCAGAATCCCACGCGCAGTGCCGGTTCGGCGCCCTCCACCTCGTCCACAGCGTTGGCATTCGAGGGAAGCGACAGGAGGGAAATTTCATACACATCGAAGCGCGTGGCGTACTTGATGCCGTCGCGCAGTGTGTAGTATATTTTGCCGGAGAGAGAGACGGCCCGGAGCGTACCGGCAAGGTACTGATCGCGCCGCTGCCGGGATTGCTCCGTCACTCCGTCAAATCGCAATTCTCCATACCAATCCCCGTCCTCTCCCCGGCGTATGTTCACCACGTTGCCGATAGGCTCACGGGGGTTGTGGTCCCAGAGCAGGATGGGATTTTTCTTGTAGCGGTCCCAGTTGATACCGTCGTTCAGAACGACATAATCCTTGTCGTTGAGCGATTCATCACTGAGCTTCTGCCGTTTGATCTTCAATTCCATAATCAAGTTGTTACGATGGGCAACTCCGTGGTCAGGTCCTGATCCGTTCCGGTGAACCCTTTGATTTTTACCTTTTCGACCTCTTCCGTCGGCCGGCTCTCGCGGGCCAGCTCCAGATCGAACACCGTGCTTTCGTACATCACTTCGCACACCATCACTTCGGTGTTGAAGGTATCTTTGGTGGAAATGCGCTGGTAGGTCTTGAAGCCCTGATAGAGAGGCCACAGGTTGTATTTCTGTTGGAGTCCCAGAAAATCACCTGCCGTCTTGGCCTTTTCCACCGCATTGCGGACGCCGTGCCCCAGCGAAATAAGGCTCGCCTGAAACTGCTTGTCAGCGGACCACGAATAATTGGTGAGATCGACAAGCACGCAGAGCTTGATTCTGAGCCGGTCCTTGATGGCTCCGCCTATGAACACGTCGGCGTTGTTGCTGTCCTCTACCCCCACGGCGATGGCCGGGAGGGGGGTATTGACGGTCTGGGTTTCGTCGGATGATATGACGCAGACGGACATTTTATTCGCAATCACGACCTGAGAATTGCGAAGTACCTGAATGATCCTATCTATGATGTCACCGAACATATTTCACGCAAACGTAAGTTATTTTCAGATAAATTCCAAATTCCGGCGAAAAAAATTATTTTCGCATGGCAATATTCACCTCCCTGCGTATCACCTGCATGAACTTGCGGACCGATCGCCGGCCGATGCCCATATACTGCCGCTGTTTGGGTCGCCGGGGGAGCCACACGCGCTTTGTGGAGCTGGGCGGCTGGCGCAGGGTGGAACCGGTGATAGGCATGCCGGGGCGCCAACCTTCGTTATGCACCTGCGCATAGGAGAGGGGCGATCCGAGCGATACGACCGCGGCGCGGGAGGAGATACGGTGTACCTTCGGCTGAATGGATCGGAACAGGCGACCCGTGTACCGAAGTTTGGGGTAGGTCAACTTGTCCTCGTAACGTCGCTCCGGCCACCGTTCCAGTACGTCGTCGTTGCCGTAGGATTCGTTGCGGAAGTTGGTGCGCGTCTCTTCCAGCATGGACGCCCCCAGCTTTGCCGGCAACACCTCGATCAGATGTTGCCGGAGCCGGCGGCAGTCTATTTCGAAGTCTCGCGCCGTCTTCATTCCGTCTCGGTTTTCTCGGTTACCTTTTCGGTCTGCTCCTCCTTTTTCCGCGGGTTGAACACGCGGCCGATCAGGCTCTGTTTCTCCTCCTCCTTCTTTTCGGCTTCGACGTCCGAGGGGTCGATGCCGACGCGCCGGAACGCTTCGGGTTTGAATTTCGAACCTTGCTTGGCCATCATGTTGCCCACGTCCACGAAGGTGCTGATCGGCAGACGGTCGTCGGGGAGTTCGATGATGGGGGCCGATTCGATGGAAGCGTCATCGAACAGCACGGCAAGTTTGTGCTTGGTGTCCTCGCGGTTCATAATCATCAGGGCCATTTCGGCGTCGGCGTTGAGGATGTCCTGATAGATTTCCCAATGTATCTGCGCCAGCTGCTCGGAGTTGGTGTTTTTCTCCGTGGAGCCGAGCAGGGTGCCGCCGGTTACCGCCTGCATGATTTCGGAGCGGTATTCCACGATGTACTCTTTCATCACGCGGAAGGCGTCGGAACCCGTCTGTGTGTTGATGGGGTTCACCTCGATGGAGTAAAGACTCTTGCCGTTGTTCACCATATCCTGCACGTAGGGGATCAGGGGAATGGTGAGCATGTCGAGGTTCTGGGCCACGGTCTGGGCCTGCGATTGGGCTTTGGCGTTGTTGGCGTCGTAACCGATGGTTGTGAGGGGGAAAGAGTACCTTTTGCCCAGCACCTGCCAGTCGTTGAACATTTCCACGATGCCGATCATGGCGCGGGATATGGATTGCAGAAGGCCGAGCTTGAAATCCTGATCGCTTTCCGGCTGGAAGAAGAAGAGGTTGTCGTAGTCCGCGGCGTTGATGACCTGATAATACTCGAAGGTCTGGAAACGCAGGGCTTCATTGAAGATGTCGATGTTGCGCAGGGGGAAGTCCACCACCTTGCGCTTTTCGGGGTTGATGGCCACCATCTTGCATCCGTAGAACTGCGAGAGGAGGATGTAGCGGATGAACCGCTTGAACCACCACGAGTTGCGGATGTACTTCTCCGTCAGCCGGGAGTTCTCGCGGCCGTTGCGGCCGAATACGAAGTTTCGCTTGTAGATGGGGATAAGCCGCTTGTTGATCTGCGAGACCAAGAACGGCGACGACTGCATGCACCACGAATAGAGCGTGTCCAGCAGAGACATGTCCGAGTACTGGATGGCCATGTCCACGGCGCGCCGCCACAGCGCCGGCGTCCATTCCCGGCGGTAGTTGTTGAACAGGTAGCGGGATTCGATATTTCCGGTGCCGATCTGCTGGGGCACCTGAAAAGGCGATACTTTTGGGAAATGGAATTTTGCCATGATTATCCGAGGTAATTGTAACGGGAGGTGATGACCTCCGCGTTGGCGTTATGGGAATCGGTGCGGTAGGGCGCCGGCTCTTCGAGCGACACCACGCCGCCTTTGAGTTTGATGATGGTCTGCGCTACCTTCTCGTAAGCCGCGGCCAGCGGCTCCGAGTAGTTCAGGCTCGGCGATGCGATGTTGTATGCGGTGAGGACCTGCAAAATCCAACGGATCGTGTCGTCCTTCTTGTTCTCGTCCCGCTCGCCGAGCATGGCCGCCATGTCGAAGATGTTGCCGATGTTGGCCGTCAACTCCCCCACGGCGGCTCGGTAGGCGTCGGAGACGCAGTCCGGGTACATGTTTTTGAACTGCCTGAGCTGTTGGGGCGTGATGTAGATGCCAAGCGCCGATTCGGGGAAGTAGTTCGGCGACATGTCGAGCTGAATGACCGCCGCGGCCCACGCGGCATGGTCCGTGACATCTTCGGTGCATCCGATGTTGATAAAGACGGTTTCGACGTCGGCGAGCCACTCGGCGCCGAGCGTTACCGACAAGGGCGATCCGGTGGCCATGACAGGGTCCGTCATCTCTCCCGCGGCGGTGAGGCCGAAGACAAACGCTTGATCGGCCTGCGCTTCGAACAGATCGGTGGGCGCCGCGGCGAAGCGCAGATACCCGTCGGGGAATGCCGACGCGGGAAATGATGCGCAGACTTGCGCTGCTACGCCGGGGTCATGCGTTCCGGTCGATGGGTCGTATACGCCCTGAATCCAATTTTGGTTTTTGACTGCTACTGGCATCAGCTTGGAATTTGGGTCAGCGTACCGCGGCGGTAGAAGAGTACCTGCGCGCCGTCGGTGCGCGACTGTTGGACAATATTGTGGTTGAGGAACGTGACGCCCTTCGCGCAGGCGTCGGGTATGTCGTCCTTGCGGTCCGAGGTCTTGGTGTCGGAGAATCGCACGAACTGGTCGATGATATGCTCGTAGACGCCGCATTTCTGCAATTCGTTGCAAAATACGAATTTCCCGGTATTCACGAGCGGCTCCAGCGTCGATTCGATGCACGAGAACTTGTCGCCGTGGTTGAGCGTATCCCACGCGATAGGCGCCGTCCAGCGGTTGTCGATCTGGAAGCGTTGCAAGGTCTTCTCGAAGTCGAGGGGAAGCTGTTTCTTCTCGATGATGATGCGCGGGGTCAGGGGCGCTTTCATGGCCAGCTCGTAGATGTTTTCGAGCATCTGATGGCTCGTACCCTGCACGGCGCGGCAGTCCCAGAGCCAGATGCGGGTGTCTACGGTCCGCACCAGCGTTACCGTGGCCTTGAAGTCGTTGGTCTCCTTCGACTTGGCCGATGGGTCGGTGTATATCACGCATTCGACGATCTGGTCGATATGCGGCCGGTAGAGCCACGTGAACTGCCGGAAATACTTCCCGGTGCCGATCTTCGAATACTCGCCGTCGCGGAAGCGGGCGCGGGAGAGGGTGGAAAGGCGGTCCAGCCCCTGAAAATACTGCTTGGACACGAACTGCACATTGTCGTCTTTGGAGAAGTGCATTGCGTACATCAGCTGCGTGATGGACTCCGCGAGGGGCGATCCGTCCATGTTCTCGTGCTTGAAGAAACGCTTGTAGGTCCAATGCAGCTCGGTTGTGGGGTTCAGGGCGTAAAGCATCAGGTTAGGCACGGGCAACAGCTGCGCCAGACGTGAGTAGAGGGTCTCGATGGCGGCGAAGTCGATCTCGGACACCTCGTCGGCGAAGATATGTCCCCAGTCGGTCGAGAGGATTTTGTCGTAGGTATCGCCGGCGCCGTCCGCCCCGGCGCGTATCGACGCGAACTGGATATAGGCGCCGTTGAACAGCGTCAGCACGTTGTCCTTGCCGTTGTACTTGGCGAATGGCTTGCCGCCGACCATGAGTTTCTGGTATGTTTTCTTGCCGTTAAGTCGGGCTATGGCGTCCAGCACGCGGGGCAGCGTCTGACGGATCATACCCATGTTGAGCGAGGTGAAGGTCTCGCGCACCACCAGCGAGTTGGCATTGTAGACGATGGCCTGAACGATCATCCAGAAAAGTATCAGGAAAGTCTTGCCGGAGCGGGAGGCGCCGTAAAACAGAATTTCCGTGAATTTTCCGGAGTTGAGCAGGTTATACATTTCTACCTGCTTGGGATTCAGGGGTATGTCCAGCCGTACTTTCATCAGGTTCTTTCCAGTGAAACGATCACTTCGTCCTTATCGTCGCCGCTGCCGGCCGCCGAGTCTATTTTCTGCTGTTTTTCCTGCATGACGATGGTCTCCTTGGCCAGCGCGATGTAGGTTTTTAGCAGGTCCAGTTTCTTTCCGCACTGATATATCAGCTTGTTGTCGGAGGTTCGCATGGTAACGCGGCGCATGACCTCCATGTCCTCCAGCACCCCGACTTTCAGCAGGAACTCCGTCACGGGATTCTTGTCATCGCCGAAGCGCTTGCGCACGTCCTCCCGAACCTCGGCACGCACCTCCTCCATCAGGGCGGCGCGCTCCTCGGCGTCGCCGCCGGCGGCCGGGGCCGGCGTTCCCGATCTGTTCGCCCACGGATTCGTTCCCATCGCTACTTGAATTTACGGATGTCGCACAAAGACTTGTCTTGGGCTACGGCGCGAACAAGCGCCATGTAGAGACCCGGCCCGGACGCCGGCAGGTCGGGAGTGATCTCCAGCTCTTCGTTTTCCACCGAGGAGCGGATCGTAACGGTCCCCGTCAGCTCGTCGAGGTCGATGCCGATGACGTTCTGGGAGTTTATGCGTACTGCGGTTGTGGAGTTGGCGATAATCATTGCTTCGGGGTTTAAGTCCGGACAAACTTAGCGAAATTTCCGATAAAATCAAAAAAGAGACGAAAAAGCGCCGGAAAAATTCCGGCGCCGGGTAAAAATCAAAACATTATGCAAACAGGCCGACTGTCAGGCCCAGAGGTTTCGAAAGGCGGCCGGGTACACACCTTAATCTTGGGAAAGGGGGAATGAATCTGAGAAATCACAAAACCGCCCCGGCCGATCCGGTTGCGCGCCGGACATCACAAAGATAGGTATAAATTCCGGATTTCCAAATTTTATCACGTGAGACTTTCGGTCGTCGCCGTAAGCCACCACTCCGAATCGGGAACCGCCGCCGCATCGCCGCCCGGATTCATCCGGTCCAGCGTACACGTCACGGATATGTTGAGCAGCTTGATCGGCGCGAAGGTAATGGTGATCGTATCGTTGCCCATTATCATCGCATATCCTGAGCAGATCATCATACTGCCATCGTCGGCCGGCAGTATCAGCCCCGGCACGACTCCCTGATCCAGCGTCCGGAATATAGCGGGAAGATCGACATTCTCCGCAAGGTTGCGGCTCAAGGCCGCATCATCGTCGCCGGCATACTCGGCCGAACCGGTGAAGGAGGCGAAGGCAGTGGGGGGGGGTATGATCTTACGCATGGCTTACTCTGCATTAGTTTTGCGCAAATATAAGCAAAATCCCGAAATGTCGTAACATCAGAGATAATAAAGTTTTTTAGGAACAGGTTGGAAAATCCAATCCCCCGCGGATTTCAAGGTCACGTAGGGGAAAGGTCATAGCCCCCATAGTCCAAAAAACCAGCGGGAGAAAATACAGGGAGTGTTAGCACGGGACCCACCCCCGCCCTGTTTACCCTGCGTTCGTCCATTCCCTCGCGCTCGCCTTCGGCTCGCGCTCAGGCCCGCCCGATCCTCCCACCTTCGGCGCACCGGCAGCCAGCCACCCAGCCACCCAGCCCGATCCCGCGATCACACCCCGATCCTCCAGCTGCACCCCTCAGAGATCGCCCGCCAGCACACACCCGTCACCCGCTCCCGCCCTCACGCATGCGCACACGCACACGAGCACACCCCCACGCACGCACCCGCATCACACGCGTACACTTTCGCGTCACGCACCCGGACGCCCGCACGTGCCCACGCTCCTGCGTTGCACACACAGTAGAGGTAATTCATAGGGTTGTGGAATATGTCAAAGGGTAGACCTCCGACCTATGAGCTACGGAAGCAGGGAGGTACTACCGGTGTGGGCGGGGCAGGGAGTGATGAGGTCGGGGAGGTCGGGGGAGATCGGGGCCGGGACGGGCGGGGGCAGGTCGGGGTCGTCGCTGCTGGCACTCTCGGATCAGCGAAAAAAAGTTGCGGAAACCGTGCATTTTTCTTTAGAAAATTTTGCAAAGTAAATATTTTTGCGTATATTTGTATAGAGAAAAACACAAAACCAATACAACTATGAACAACTTTGCATTTAACTTGATTGACGCGATCAGCTGCGACGGACTCGGTAATGAATCGTGGGGTGTCGTGGAAAATGTAGCCGACACGGTTGACTATTTCGGATCGAAAGAAATGGTATCTCTTTCCGGTAAGTGGGCGTATATCTACGCAGGCAAAGATGCCGTATTTTCGTTGCAACTCGACCAGATCGAGCCTACGATGGTCCTGCACGAGGACGATGATTGTGAAATCCGGTTGTATAATCTCGAATAATATGAAAAGGATCAAATTAACCCCGAAGGTCTCGAAAGAGCGTGCGATCCAGTTGGCAATGAACCTGAATGGTGTACCCAGAGAGATCGCCGAGAAGTACACGGACAGCGAGCTGCGAGAATGCTTGCGCCTTCTGAAACTGAAAGCAAATTTTTAATCAAGCCTACCACCATGAAAAAGGATATTATTCGCATCGGCCGTTATCGCCTTCGCACCATTCACGTGCATTACTTTACATGGTTCCAAAAAACCTATGGCAATCCGTATTTTGCCATGATTGTAACAGTCAATCAGGGTTACCCGTCCGAACAGACATTTGTCGTCCCGATGCAGTACGGACGCCCACACTCTCAACATGCAATGCAGGCAGTTATTTCGCACTTTCAGATTAACGACCCGGATAGACGCAAGCCGTCCTATCCCAGCGAATACGGCGTACGCATCTACCAGTATGAAACACCGACCACCTACCGCCAAATTGTCAAAGTCAAATAACTATAACGCCATGATACACAATATTTTAACATCACATCAATATCTTTCCGACATGCGCACCTATATCTCCGAAACCGAACGGAAGCGCGGGCAATGGAATAAAGCGACGGCTTATTATGCTGATTTCCTGCTGGACAGTTATATAGAAATCTGCAAGTGGTGCGCCGATCAAAACGCAGCAATACCGGCTCTATCCTTGGATTTGGTCCGAAAGGGGGCGTCCGGCTGGCATCAATACAGCTACTGCGGTTGTGCACTGGTGTACGACGTCGATATAGCGAAAGTAGTATTTACCCCTGCGCAGTTCGCCAAGTGGGAGCAGGGGCGAAAGGTAACGGCGGAACCATTGTTGGATATTCAGGCGCGCGCCCTCGCTGCGGGGTGGAGAGTGTTGAAGTCTGCCCAGAGATACGCCGATATGTGCACAAACATTCGAAACCAGCAACCCGATGAAAAATAATTTTGATAATATCGACGGGATCGAACGGGCGGCGATCCGAAATAGCCGAAACGGCGAGCCTTTCGTGCTCCGGGGGCGAACGTACCGCCTTGTGCCCGATCCGGAGGGGGTCAGCCAGACCCGAATTTGCGACGCTATTTGTGCCTTCGGAGCGCACAATGAACCCGCGTGGGGAGCCTGCGCAGCCTGCCCCTGCATGAATAACAAACATATCGAAGAGATTAAAGATTAGAGCCATGAAAACACGCACGGTAGTAGAGACATACGATAAAACACGATTCGATTCAAAGAAGGCCGCATACAATTATTTGGAGAACCTTCTCTATAACAAGGCGGGCCGGATCGCGCATAAACTGATCCAGAAGAACAAATATACTGAGGTTATAGATTTCATTGTAGCGAATCTTGATGATTTCAAGGAATTGATAACCATCCAGCAGGATATGACGATGGACACCGAACCGGAGGAAGAATAACCATGAAAAAATGCACTTTTATGCGGTATCTGGTTACTGCGATTGTGACCGCCGCGATATGTTGGCTTATGTTCCGGTATTCGTTCCGGGTGGAACGGGTGTATGACGCCGGCGATGTGGTTCTGGTGGAGGTTTCGATACTCGGCCAGTGCGAAATCCACGAGGTAACGAAATAGCCCCCTTCGGGGGAGGGGTCCACCACTGGCCGAAACCCCAGCCGCCCGCGACGGCATAAAGTGGCAAATTGTATTGGTGAAGCATTCGCATCGCGTGGAGAAGGCGCGGCAGACCGCCGGGCAACCGTCCGCGGGGATCACCTTCCCGGCCTTCGCAAGTTAAACCGCAAAACAGCACTATATGGAAAATTTTGATCTGATGAAGTACTTAACCGGGGATTACATCCTGCAAACCCGGATCGGCTGGAAATTAGCCGGTGAAATACAATTACGTCCCCGCGCGGATGTGTACAAACTCGCCGCTAGAATAATAGCCCCAAGCGGGGAGGTATATAGTGGTTCATGGACCATTGAGGGCGGAGCCATGGCGGGCGAGGATAATAGCAAATTTGATTTAATGATGGTTCGCACAAAATGAAAATCGCCCGATACACCCTATTTTTGGCCGAAGGGACGCAGATCGCCGATTCTTTGGACCTGCAATACATCAAAGACGTTGCGAAGCGTCAGAAGCCCGGAAATTATTACGTCTACGAATGGTGGGCAGAACCCGGCGATCCATTTTGGGAACATTGCCCAGACACCCATTACGAATTTATCATCAAACGGAGGTTGATCTCAACTACGATTCAGATTATCAACAAGGATAGCTTATTTAAAAATTCAAAATTATGATTTACAATTTGTCAACTGCGGCGTACGACGCCATTGCCGAAGCATTCAAGGACCATTTAGACGGGGATTTCTTTTCCGGGTCGGAAGTGGTCAACATCGACACCCCGAACGGGCGCGAGGACGTAACGGTCATCATCTCCGCCGATCTGTATTGGAAATCCGTGCAGATTCCGGAGGGAAGTTACCCGGTCCTGAATGCGGTCCAATTCCGGAATATCGAAATATTTCCGGATCACGAAAGCGCAACAATCCATGTAGAACCCCGGAAAATGGCGATAGCCTTCCTTAAAACCAACCAATAACATGGCAATCCGCAAAACAGTTTTCAAGACCCGCGCCGAGTGGCTGGCATACCGAAATCAACACTTTGTGATTGGAGGATCAAACATAGGCATAATCCTCGGCCTGAGCAATCACAAAACCCCGCTGCAATTGTGGTTGGAATGGAAAAACCGGGACGCGCAGCCGATCAAGGAATCCATGTATCGCGGGCGGTTCATGGAGGACGGAATAGCGCACTGGTTCCAACAGCAGACAGGCCTCAAGGTGGTGGGCCGCTCCAAAGAGATCGCCGTATTCCACAACGACGAGTATCCCGATTACATTCAGGTGGCCCCGGACCGCGAGATTTTCAAGGAGGGGACGAACCTTTCCGGGCGTCCGTTCTTGGAGATCAAAGACACCGCTATGTACGTTGACTTCGACGTGCAGGAAACTATCCCCTCCGAATGGTTTTTGCAATGCCAGTTCGAAGCTGAGATAGGCGGACGGCCCGGCACATATCTGGCCGTAAATGACGGTTCGAAATCCCTCAAATCGCGCCTTATATTGCCGGACCGGGACTATGTCCGCAAGTGTATCGAAATGGCGTGCGCATGGTATGAACGCCATATTATCGGGGGCGAACAGCCGGAGCCTATAAATGGCGATGACGTGCAGCTGTTGCACCCCGAATCCACGGCCGGGATCATCAAGGTGGGGCATGAAGTCTCGCAAATGCACGAGCAGGCGATGATCTACAAGCGCAACGCGAATGAAGCGGCCAAGAAATACGAGGAAATCAAGGCGAAAATGTCGGCGCTGTTCGACGAACGCGATACCCTTGCCTACGAAGGCCGGGCGCTGGCCACCTACCGCACCATTCATCAGAGGCGTTTCGATCTGGCCAAATTTAGCGAGGATCACCCCGATCTGGCCAAAGAGTATACCACCATTTCAGCGTATCGGAAATTCGACATAAAAAAGTGATGGAAACCAAGGAAGAGCTGGTAGCGCGGCGAACCCGGCAGATCACCGAGTTGATAACCGACTATTCGAGGGTCAAAGGGTATGACACGAGAATCGAGAATTTGTCCCCCTACCAAATGCGTGTTTGCAGGTGCATACGGTCGATGGGAAGGCGCATAAATGTGGACGAGAGAACCACGGAAGAGGGTTTTATACTTACAGGCAGCGCAATCGGTATTTTCGACGTGTACCCCACCAACATGCGGTGGCACAACCTCTCAGACAACACCCGCGGCGGCTTTGCCTCCGGCGGATGGAAAGACGGAATAAAAAAACTACTTGACAAAAATTTCAGCTATGGACGCAAAGCAGATGACCGAACAGGCGAAGGCCGTAACCATTCAGGCCCCGCAAAAGAGCGTAACGCAAAGTAACTTTCAACAAATCAAATCATGGCTCACGAAAGGAAGCACCCGCGACCAATTCATGGACGTTCTGGGGGAGAAATTCGCCCCGCGGTTCATGCAAACAATCCTACTGTTGATGCGCGATCCGGCCGCCGCGGCCCTCAACAAATGCGACCCGCGCACGGTGGTGAGATCGGCGATGGTATCGGCCTGCACGGGGTTGTCCATCGACCCGAACCTGAGCCAGTCGGCCCTGATCCCCTACGGCGACCGGTGTACGTTTCAGGTGATGAACCGCGGCCTTCAACAGCTGGCCTTCCGCACCGGCACGATGGCGACATTCAACACGGCAAAAGTGTACGAGGGGGATATATTATCCCACAATCCCTTTACGGGGGAATACAAGTACAACGATGCGCCGCACGAGCGGGAAATCCTGCAAGGATATATAGCCTACATTCGGCAGCTCACGGGGTTCGAGAAGTATTGCTACATGACCATCGAGGAATTGATGGCGTGGGGCCAGAGGTATTCGAAATCCTTCAATAAGCCCACCGGAATGTGGCGAACCAACCCGGAAGTAATGTACCACAAAACCGTATCGAAACGGGTGCTGCGCGAGGGTGCGATCATTGATCCCTATTCTACCACGGCCATGAACCAGCTGGCCACCGCCATTAAGTTCGACAACGGCACGCCTATGTCCGACGACGTGGAGTATGAGACCGCGGTAGAATACCCCGACGGACAGACCGAAGATGAGGCGATGATCGCCCGTGTAGAAAATGCCGAACAATCCAAATAGGGGGGGGGTATGATAACTGACACACGAAACCTTCATACCCTGCGATGGCTGGCCGACGCGAGCGGCATTCCGCTGAGTTCTCTCTACCATTACGCCAAAACCGGCGCGCTGAAAATAGTGAAGATCGACAATGTCGCTTTGGTGGCCGAATCGAATCTTCCCGACTGGATAAAAGTTGAAATAAACAAGAAACACAATGAAAAAATTAAAGATTCCGAAAAGTAGCTGGCTGTTGTATTTGTACCTGCCTATTTTGATCGTTCAGATGCTGTTGATGGCGATGGTAGAACCAACAATTCCGGAGAATGGTAAGGCAAAATAGCACGCGCCGATCCGTATTGGACAGCCCGAAGGTAAACTGCATCGCCTGCGTACACTGGCCCGGAGAACATGTTTTTCATTGCCTCAAGGCGCGAACGCTGACGATCTGTATGGACAAATGGTGCATTTACTTCGAGCCGAAACAAGGGATCAAGATGCCGATTATAACCGAAAATAAACCTGATGTCAAACCAGCGGAGCCGGCGAAGGACGGAGTTCGAAACTTCGCGGCCCGCAAAAAACCGAAAAGAAAATGAGAGAGGGGGGTATGCAACAAATTAAGCTTTCAGAATGCAAGAAAGGGGATAAAATATGCCTTCAGTCGTGGCAAAACGGCCAAAAATACCGGGTGGTATACTGGGTAGATGAGCCTACATCCATCGTCAAATCCCACACGAAGGTAGACGAGAACGGAGTGAAGAAACGCCACAAAATTTCCATTCCCGCCGTATGGGTCTCACATCTGGAAAAGGGAGAAGCCAAACTGATCCGCGAGAACGTGGTGGATTACGAAATGGTGGAGGTACGGCAGAAATGGCCGACGCTCGACACACAAGGAAACGAAGTTTATGTACTTCTAATCTGAGAATCATGGAACAGAAAATATGCATACGATGCAAACAAACCAAGCCGATTACCGAGTTCGGCCGACTCAAGGACACCAAGGACGGGATGAATCCCCGCTGTAAATCATGCCTTCGAGAATATGCCCGATTGTCATATTCCAAACGAAAATCAACCCTGCCTGCCCGGAGGGGGGGGGCGATTCACAATCCCGATCTGGCAGGCTACACCGACCGGAAACTGCTGGAGGAACTCAAGGCCCGCGGCTTCGTGTGGTCGGACATGAAGCGCATTCAACCCGTTAAATACGATTCGATATGAACCAGTACGAATATGAAATAATTCCAGTCAATTGCGGCCGTCCAGTCGTATTGTCATTTAACATTTTAACCATCAACAACCATGAGCAAGCAAATCAAAATTGAGATAAAAAATTGGTGGACAGGTAATATACTTTTCGAGTATTTGTCCGAAAATAACACAATTAAAAAGACCGTAGCCGAAGCTACCAAAAGCGGAGCCGACCTGCGCGGAGCCGACCTGCGCGGATCCGACCTGAGCGGAGCCTACCTGCGCGACGCCGACCTGAGCGACGCCGACCTGCGCGACGCCGACCTGCGCGGAGCCTACCTGCGCGGAGCCGACCTGCGCGGATCCGACCTGAGCGACGCCTACCTGCGCGGATCCGACCTGAGCGACGCCTACCTGCGCGACGCCGACCTTCCGATTCTGGAAGCCAAAAAATAGACTGTAAAGTTGGGAATTTCCGAAAAGGTTCGTATATTTGCATAGCGACTTGCCCTCGCATGTATGATATAATGGCCGCAAGGTCATTCCAAGCGAACCGACAGGAAGGGCAAGTTCTTGTTGGTTCGCTTTATTTTTCAACCTATTATGAAGCTAAAGGACATACAAAATGGATGGATGAAAATTCCTACCGAATGGTACCGGGAGACCAGCGTTAAGTCATGTCGGGAACACGCCATGATCCAATGGTTGGTTATGAACGCGAACATTACGGAATCGGAGTGGAACGGGATCACGGTTAAACGCGGGCAAGTGGTGACGAGTCTGTCTAAGTTGAGCGAAGGGGTACAACAAAGTCTCCAACAAACACGCAACACACTTGACAACATAGTCAACAACAAAGAAGTAACAAAGACGGCAACAAAGACGTATACCATAATAACTATCTGTAATTTCGATAATTACGTCGGTTTAAATTTTTACGATAACAAAGAGGAGAACAAAGAAGCAACACAGCGAGCAACACAGCGAGCAACAAAGAAGCAACACAGCGAGCAACAACAGATAAGAGATATTATAGAGAAGAAAGACATAGAGAGTACTTCTCGTACTGACGTACTCGAAGATGCCGAGATAATAGATATTTCAGAAGATGCTGGTAAAAACTCAAAGCGCGTGCGCGCGAGAGAGAAGCCCGAAATCCCGAAGGAGGTGACATGGCGCGACAGTTTCGATGTCTATCTGCAAGATTGCCGCGATGCCTGGAAGCGATGGATGAACGACAGAGATTGGCTTGAAGAGCGGAGGCGGTTCAATCCAGGGGTAGATATTCGGCTGACACTTGAAAAAGCATGCAAGGAGTTTTGGGCTACGGAGGCCGGATGGCTGCACAAAAAGAAGGGGCGAGGAAAGACGATAGACTGGAAACGGATATTCGAATACGCAATTTCACAAAAAACAAACCGAGTGTATGAAAGATCAAAAGACAATTCCCGCGGCAAGGATGGACTTACCGACGAGGAGCGAGAGCAGTTCGAAAGAACTTTTCAAGGCATTATTAACGCCAGCCGAGGCCGCTAAATTGTACCGAGGATGTATTACGCCGTTGGCATGTGCTAACTCCGAGGCTTACTCATTGTCGGGGATGCGGAAGATTTACGGCGAATGCGAGGTAGTCTTCATGCTTGCCGCGTGGATTATCGACATTCAGCGGTTCCTCAACATTTCAGCCAAAATGGATTCAGGACAGATAAACGAAACGGCCCGAATGATATTGGATGACTTCTGGGCATTGAACTGCGCCGATGTGAATCTTGTAATGTCCCGTGCAAAGCGAGGATTCTACGGGCAGCTGTTCGGGCGCATAGACGGTCAGATCATATACCAGTGGTTCGCAGAATACTTCGAAGAGAGATGCGAAGCATGTGCAAATAGGGAGGTACACGTGGCGGGTCTTCATGGTTCTGTAATAAACCGGCTCAGCGACGAAACTAAGGCAAAAATACTTGAGCTTTGGGAAAGCCAAAGGAGAGACAAAAGCAAAGATGCCCCTGTTTGCGATTCTTAGGCGGGTAGAATCGAATGAAACCATCAAAGCAGTACATGGTTCCACATGAATATTTTTAAACGAAATTTGGAGGGTAAAAATGAAAAATCAAGTAACGAGCATCGAGCAGTCGAAGCGGCTGATCGAGCTGGGAGTGCCAGCAGAGAGGGCGAGCATGGTATGGATTCCGGGATACGAATTTGATGCGCTAACAAGGCGATTTGTTCCCAATGATAAAGAATGCTTCCTGGCTATAAGTTATGGCCGATCCAGCCTAATGGGTGATAATATTGTCGCTGCCTTTACGGTCGCTGACCTGCTGGAAGTATTGCCAAAAGCCATATGGGACGATGTAAAGGGATGGAGCCTGTTGGTCATAAGATTCAGAAGCAAAGGCTTTCCGAGGGTCGGCTATGAGGCCGAACATGGGATTATATGGAGTTGTGGCGAGGTATCGCTTTTGGGCAATATCATCGAAACAATTGACTGGGTGATAACTAACGGATACGGATTGGACACATGAAACTGCCTATCGAAATTCACAACAAATTGATCCCATTCAAGGGATTCAGCTGGGTAACATGGCTGGTGTTCGCGTTCACCCGTAAGCCGATGGCGTGGAGCATGGACGAGACTACGCGCCGCCATGAAGGAATCCACTGCGCCCAGCAGATCGAACTGGCCGTGCTGTCCGCGGCAATCCTCCTGCCCGTCGCCATAAACTACTCGTTTGCATGGTGGGGTTGGGCGCTGACAGTGGTCGGCATTCTCTTCGCCGGCTGGATTTGCTACGGCATTTCGTGGCTGATCGAAGTGATTATCCCGCCTTATCCGGGCGCGTACTACTACACCTGCTTCGAGACAGAGGCATACAACCACGAGGATGATCCGGACTACTTGAGGCGGCGAATACCGTTCTGGGGCTGGATTTCCTGCATTCCGAATCGGAAAGTGAAACACAAATAATATGCAAGGGAAGGAAATAGTTGTATGGTTCAGCTGTGGGGCCGCGAGTGCAGTGGCGGCAAAGCTTACCATAGAGAAATACGGGAAAGACAATCGGGTATTGGTTGTGAATAACCCGATCATAGATGAAGATATTGATAATGTGAGATTTAAAAGAGATGTTCAAAATTGGATCAAACAACCAATCATCGAAGCCATAAATCCGCAATTTCCATCTGCATCTATCTGTGAAGTTTTTAATCGAAAGAAATATATGTCAGGAGTAAAGGGCGCCCCCTGCACTCTGATGTTGAAAAAAGAGGCAAGGTATCATTTTGAACGAACCCACGAAATAGACTATCATGTTCTTGGGTTCACTAAGGATGAAGAAAATCGCCATGATCGTTTCATCAAGTATGAACGATCCAATGTTATACCGGTTTTGATAGACGCGGGAATTACCAAGCTGGATTGCTTTCAAATACTCCATGATGATGGGATTAGATTGCCGAGGATTTATAGTCTTGGGTACCCAAATGCAAACTGCGTAGGGTGTGTGAAGTCTACCAGTCCCACCTATTGGAATTTGGTTCGAAAGACCCACCCAGATGTATTTGCCAGTCGGGCAAAACAGAGCCGAGAAATAGGTTGCCGGCTGGTTCGCGTGAAAGGACGGCGAATATTTTTAGATGAACTTGATCCAGAAGCGCGTGGGGGAAAGATCAAATCTTATGAGTGTGGGATATTTTGCGATTTGTAAACATACATATAACCAACCATGAAAAGTAAACGAGCACAAAAAGAACTGGAAAAGTTGGAAAAATTTTATCCATTCAGTGGATGGATTGCACCCTCTGACACGTATCGAATAGCCGAGATTGCCGAGCAGGAGGCCGAGGAACGAATGCAGAAGAAAGCGATCAGTGCATTCGACGATATGTGGTTCGAGAACGGCGAGGACGGAGAGTTCGAACCGGATTACGAATACCACCGAAAGAATTTCATCCAAAAACTGAACGAGAATGAAAACGATTGAGGAAAG